CTCAGGATATCGGTATGCTGGATATCCGAAACGAGGGTGTTCTCGCCGATAATGCTGAGCAAAGTAGTCACTGTCGAATTCACGTTTGCTAGAGAGGCCGCACTGATCTCCAGAGCTTTGGCAGAGAGGTAGATGCTGCTCATCTCTTTGAAGGTAGAGACCGGCCGTGATATCGAAAATTTTTTGAGAGACTTCGACTCAGGGAAACGGGTCGCATAATCGAAGTTGCCAAGCTGAATCTCTCCGACAATTGAGGCGCGGAGGTTTCCAGCTTTCTTGATATTCGCGTTCGTTACTGACCAGCCCTGAAGCACCTCACGGCACCGGATCCCTCTATATGTGAAAGTTATCCTGATTTTACCGTTGTGTAATTCGACGCCGGTTGGGTAACTCATTGTGCTTCCTGTACGAACTGGTTGATCTATGGCCTTGAGCCACTACCCGAACCGAAAGAACCGCCGAACCCGGACGATAAGGTGACAACTGATGATCCACTGGCCCCTGACGATGGAACAGACGGCAAAGGTGGGTCTGCCGATCGTTCCGCGCAGCAAGGTTGACCAGACTCGTTCATCAAAGCCGATCTCAGCGATGTTCATGGATATCGAGGACCGATATCTCGGCATCAAGAGCGCGCTGAAAGTTCTGTTCGATCAGCGACTGACCGGGTGAGAGCGTGAGACCAACAGCCATAACTGGCACTTCCTGTGCCACGATAACGGCGAGGATATGCGGCTCTACCAGGTCAACGCTGGCAAGTTCATCTATGACATGTCAGCGCAGGAACTGGCGGCGCTACTCGAGTCAGTGCAGGGCATCCTCGATGACTACTTGCTTGAGGGTGGCGAACAAAACCTCTGGGCGATGGATTACGTAGCCGCAGAAGCTAATCGTGGGACACTGGAAGCGTTCAATAACCTGTCCGCAGCAGTCTCAGGTCTACGCCAGCCAGACGACTTTACAGCAGCTATTAAGCAGCCCCGGTCACCTTAATCAGATTGCGGTCGCCAGGCTGACGACGTTCAACGAATGGAAGGACATCAGCGACACTGCCAGAAAAGACCTGACGAGCGTCATTACTGATGCGGTGGCGCGCGGTGTTAATCCCCGCGAGACGGCCAGTGTCATCAGCAAACGTCTCGATGTGAGCATGTCGAAGGCCAAAACCATTGCTCAGACTGAGCAGGTCGGCGCGCTGCGACAGGCACAATGGAATGAAACGGACTGGGCCGCTGACCGGTTGGGCCTGAATACCGGCCTGCTGTGGATTTCAGCACTCAAACCTACGATGCGAACCTGGCACGCCAGCCGTCACGGCAAGGTCTTCACCACCGAAGATGTGCGAGACTTTTACGCTGAGAACGGTAACCGGTACAACTGCTACTGCAGCCAGATTCCGGTGATGCTCAACGACGACGGCAGTAACTTCAATGAAGGGCTAGAGGATAAGTTGACGAAAGAAAGAAGGGATTGGACTGAAAAATAGCAAGTTAACTTGCAATAAATACAACTTGATACTCTAAATGCGAAGTGATAGGTTATTTCCATTAGCACGTTGTTAGCGCTGGTGAAACCCATTCAACTCGTTAGAGGATTAAAAATGTCCAGAATTCGTATCTCTCCTGAAGGAACAGCAAAGCTCATTATTTTGAACCTTGATGAATATGCAAAAGAAAAAAGTAAGGTTATTACCCGCTACAAAATCTCGAAAGAAACAATGCGGAGAATCTCTAACCGATCCAACATTCACCCAGGCTTCATTCGCGAAGTAGGAAATTCTCTGGGCGAACTTGGTTGGGTTCTAATAGAAAGTAATGACGATCACTACTGCTTCTTAAAACAGGACGCCATGAATAATTGGGCAAAGCTGACAGCTAAAAGGATTAAAGGCCTGAGAGCACAAGGAGAGGAAGCGATTGCAGATGCCTACGCCATATCCTATCCGGGAGATGAATTAGATATCGATTTTGAAGAATAAGTGATAACCCGCTCCGGCGGGTTTTTTATTGCCTGAAATCCACCAATGAGGATCCAGCATGAAACGCAACCGCGTTAACGTGCTGACCGTCGTCAACTCCGCTTCGAACATCACAACTGAAACCGTCAACGGCAAGCCACATATCGTGGTTCGCGGCATCACGCCTGTTGTGGACGATACGAACACCCCGCTTAAGCCGTGGACGCTGTACGCAAATGATACTTCTATGGACCAGAACGACGTCACTTGCGAGCTCACGCTGAAAAATCCGCTCAACAACAACGTCAGCCCTCTCTATACACCAGCGTTATTCCCGGGCCTCAAAAATGCATAAACAGGAATTCATCGACAGGGTTACTGGCCTGCCGTGGGCTAACCGCGCCTGCACGTTCGATTCCCTGGATTGCTGGGGCTTGGTGGTCCTGTACTACCGGCATGTCCTGGGCATAGAGCTTCACCATTCACCGGATTACGAAGCCGGGAATGAGTTCAGGACGTGCTTTGAAGGTGAGGTTGTCTACTGGAGCCGGACTGAGATTTTCCACGAAGACGGGATTTTCGTTGCCTGGTACGGACAGCAGCCGGTTCATGTCGGTTTGATAGTCAACGGCATGGCATTTCACAGCCGCTGTGAAGGTGGGCATGTTCGGGCTGATCCGGTCAGAACCATTCAAAGACTTTACACAAAGGTTGAGTTTTATTCCTATGCCGATAATCGAAATTCAGCGAGTGCCGGGGTTACCGAAGGAAAGGGTAGTTGCACCGGCCGGGGCGGTGTTCTGCGAGTGGCTTGATACCCAGAACCTGCATGCAGACTTGCGCATTAACCTTAACGGACGTGAGTTAACCGATAACGACGAAGTCGGGTTTGTGCTGAAAGAGTCAGACCGGATTGCTATCTTCGATCAGCCGAAAGGCGGTGGGTTCATGAAGGGCAGTGCTCTGGTTCTTGGGATGTTCACCTATAAACAAGATATCAAGTTCATCGGCAAGGTGATGTCGAAATTGGTATCGCAGCCGAATGCATCAGGCGCCAGCTCGAAAACATCCCCGAACAATAGTGTAAAAGGCCAGACAAACATTGCCCGAAATGGTGAGGCTCGCCCGGACACTTACGGCCTGGTGCGATCTTTTCCTGACCTGATTCAGGAATCGCTTTTTGAGTACACCGACAACCTTAAGTACCTGACTGAATACATGGATTTCGGCCTGGGAACTTATGATGTTTCGTCCATCCGTTACTCTGAGTCGAACCTTGGTTCGATGGCCGGAGCCTCCTACCATATTTACCCGCCAGGCGAATTGATTGGGCAGATCAACGAGGGTTACCAGTTTGACGACATCGACGGTCAGGAAGTGCCTGGCAGTAACGAGTCTGATGATTTTCCAATCGAGACAGCGAACGCGACAACAGTCGTAAGTGGGCAATATGCTGGCGGTCAGATTGCGATGAAAATAGTCAAGCAGGATGCATTTGACTATTTCATGGGCCTTGCCGCACCCGGTCACGTTCACAATAAACATCACGTACCCCGTTCCGGGCGGGACAAAGACCGAGGATATTCTTGTCTCTGGCAACCAGACGGCGGTAAGCACGACGAACGATGGCGCAGTGATAAATCCGGTCATCTATTACAACTTCACGTTCAGCAATCTGACTGGCCCGTCCGGAATTGATATATCGACGGCGACAATTAACACTACTAAGTTCATTTTGAACGATAACGGCGCGTTGATTGTGGGGCCATTCTTCTCCCCAGTCGAATCCACGTATCTCTGGGTACATACGCAGTCTCCACTTGGGCCGAAAAGCGAAACGAACTGGAAAGTGACCATCTGGAAAGTGGATCAGGACAATAACCAGGTTCCGGGAACGACTCAGTCGTTTACATATCGCCAGACAACGCCGCATGACTCATCGAGTGAAGTCTTCTACCGGACCGACAAACTCACGCCTTCAGGTGGGTATGGGCGGTATGCCATTTCATTCCAGCGCACGGATAACAGTTCAGACAACAGCCGGCTTAAAATTGAAGCAATCCATGCGGTGAACGTCAGAGCCAACGTGACTTACCCGGACGACACCATCGTACGCGTCACAGTTCGCCAGACTAAAGAGGCAACCAGCTCGCGTGAAAGGAAATACAACGCGCTGATTGGCCGCCACGTTATCAGCTACAACATGTCGACACAGACGGTTGATTACACCGAGCGATACTCCAGAAAGTTTGCTGATGCCGCGCTGCACAACTGGCTCATTCGTGGCAGACAGCCAGAAGACACCATCGATATCTACGGCCTGTACCAGATTCAGGCGGAGATCGATGCTATTGATTCTCGGCTGGGAAATTTCGATTACACCTTCGATGATGAGGATGTGGCCCTAGGTGCCCGTATGCAGATG